CCCCATTGAATGGGTGCAAAACCATTTTGATCAACCTGAAGATCTTGAGAAACGGAGGAGAAATCGCCCTCAATATTCTCAACACGAGCAGGAAGTCTTTCGGTGTCAATCCAGTCATCTGATGCAGGCGTTAAATCAATACGACCAATGAAAGTAAATACGTTGAATGGGTTGACATTCTCTGCTCTAGATGCATAAGGTTGAGTAATAATTGCCCTATCCTCATAAGGCAACATAATAACATTACCATCAGTTTTAACTACATTACTAGAACTAGATTCGTTAAACTGTAAAGCAACATTAGTTGTGTAATGTTGAGGACGTAACTGCCCTTCTCTAAAGTCGAGAGAACACTTGTAATCAGGACTAAAGACATCACCAGTTGTGTGATCTGTAAAGTCATCTACAACATAACCATTTTTCAAACGATCGAAACCGTTTTCGTCGTAAGTTTTTGTATTCTCTGTTTGAGATTCAAGTAAAGATAAAGAAGTATAATATTCAACGTGGGTGAGTCTAGTCTCCAGATCACCAATATCCTTCATCGTATAACGACGAATAACTTCTGTAGTAATAAGAACATCTCTTTCAGGATCAAACACATATGGTTTGTATTCAATAGATGCTAAAAGCATCGCATTATCAATTTTTGGAGGTGGGATCAAGAAATATCCAGATACACCCTTACTCACAACAAGTTTACCATCATGAGAGAGGTATAATTTATCAATTCTAGGAAGATACCAAGAATAATCTGCTCTAAAGGAAGAATCAACTTCCATAATATCGAAAATGGTTGATGCACCAGAACCACTAGATGCATCGAAGACTCTAGAAACAAAATCAAAAGTTGTACAATTTACAAAGAAGGGAGCACTAACTGTTCCAGAACCATTTCTCAATTCTTTTACAGCAGGTCGGAAATCAATCTGGTCTCTAATATACTTAATAGAACCATCTAACTTATAGTTAGGAATCTCTTTATAACTGATTCCACTATAGGATTGAGCAGAGAAATAATCTCCAGATGCTTCATGTGAGAAGTAATCGAAAATCACAAGAAGTCTTCTTGTGGGAGCAACTGTAGAGGGAAGACGAACAAGTTTAGAAACATCATAAAAGTTCATCCTTTGCCCTTCTTCTAAAGCAAACTGATCTGTAATAACTTTGCTTCCAGCAAAGATAGAATCTTCACCATCATCAACAATACCTGCAATTGCATCACCAGAACTATTTTCACCATCAATAGTTTCACCTACAATGAAGGGGATTTCGTTTAGAGCAACATAATACAGTTTTAAATCTGCGTTAGAGAATGAAATTACTCTACCTCTAGCACCCGAAGTTTTACCAATAATCAGTGTGCTTGCAGCAAAGAAGACCGATTCAGTAAGAACAACATATGGGGACGACGCATCATTCTCATCAAATGATTCATAGATTGCATGTACATTATAAACATCATTAACACCAAACGAAATATCTAAATCTTCAACTCTAGTACCATAAAGAGCACTATAAGTAAGACCAGTGGGTTGTTCAACTAGATCTTCTGTAGTTTTGAAGACTTTAAGAGACTGCATTTTAGATGCGGTCTTAATCTTTTTAGCAACAGTATTTTTGGAAATTAACGCAGTTAATGTAACCGTTGCGACACTACCAAGACCACTAATAGAGAATGACTGATTATCAGAACCAAAAGAAGTGGTAAGATTGCCAGCGTCTACTTCAGCATCAATATCAACATTTTGACCATTTGAATATACACCAGAACCACCATTATCGATAATGGTTAAAATGTAATGATCTCCAGATAAAGCGCCAAAAGATTCTGATTCAGGAACGGTAAATGTGATTGAACCTGTAGTTACAGTTTTCGATGCAAAGTTTCTAAAAACGAAGAACGATTCATCATCCAAAGACCTCATTACATCTTCAGGAAGATCAAATGAGAGTTCGCCATTTTGGTAATCTTTTTGGAAAATAAAAGGACGTAATCTAACAAATTCACTATATTCACCAGCAGTTACTGTTCCTACTTTTAGAGTATTGTCCAATCTAGCGATTTGATCTGCATAATTAAAGATTACATCACCATCTAAAATGGTAGATCTCTTATTACTTGTTGTTGTTCCAATATTTGTTGGATCAACTCTCTTAACACGAATAGTGTTAGTACCTTCAAAATCAGACAGAGTTGGAGTAATTACATCACCAGGTCTCAAGTCTTTCTCATATCTTGTACGGAAACCAGTAACTTGTTCGCGACCAACACTTGCAACATCAAAGGTTGCGCTATTACCATGAATGGTGGCAACATTAAAAGTGCAACCATTACCATGTACAGTTGCAACATCGAAGGTTAAAGCAGCACCACCGCCACTACCAAGTTGAGCATCAGCAACAGTGATTGTTTCATCTACGACAAATCCAGAACCATCATCGGTAATGGTAACTGTTGCTGCACCATTACCATCAACTACGATAGAGAATGTTGCACCAGAACCAGAAGCATCTGTACTATAGTCAGAAGCACCAATGGCATATGTACCAGCTGCTCTAGATGAATCTGCTGCACCAATGGTATCAACAGTAGCAATGCCAGTAGCATTAGCATTAGTAACAGTTACAGTATTACCTGCTGCAAAACCACTGCCATCATTATTAACAGCTACTGTTTGAACAGCACCAGCGGCATCAACAGTAATATCAACTGTTAAACTAGTGCCAGAACCATTGTTAGTTGTTGCAATACCTGTACCTGCAGCATAACCTGTACCCGCAGTAGTGATCGCACTTAAGGTATTTACACCACTAGCATTAGCATTAGTAATGGTTAGAGTCTCATCAATTTCATACCCTGTACCAGCATTATTAAGTGTAACTCCAGTAACTACACCATTGGTAACAGCAATATCTACCGTAGCACTGCTACCATTACCACCAGTAGTGGCAATACCTGTACCTGCAGCATAACCAGTGCCACCAACAATAGTATCGACTGTTAAGATATCACCAGTTGTTTCATCCGTCTTAAGAGAAGACGATTCGATAGGACGAGAATCATTAAGAATCCAATTACAACCAAAACGAATATTATTACTACCATCTTTACCGAAAGAAGACCTTGTATCAGAAAGTCTATAAGAATGTGCTGCATCTAATGTGCCAACATCTCTACCGTTAATTTGAAGTTTTTCACCATTGGTAAATACTCCATTTACATGCTCCAAATAAATGTAGTGTGTATTGTTACCAGTGTCTGCAATATATCCAGAAGCACCAGATGTTCCACCAACAATCTTAGTGCCTGAAGTGTAAGTAATGGGATCTGTGATATTCAATGCAGTAAACATCTGCACATCAAAGAAATACAAATCATAAACACCACCTGGAACTATTGGAGATGTTCCAAAGGGTGATGTTGCTGCTAAAGCAGTGCTAGACTTTTGAAGTTGAATAACTCTACATCTTCCAATACGGTTAGCACCAGATTTAACAGAACTGGTAGAATTTGCTGACCAATCATCATATAGATCAAGTGTCTGATACGCATCAGTTACACCATCACCAGATACCTCTGGCCAACCATGCACATCGTAAACTTTTACAAAATTACCAAGATTGAAATTGATAATACCATTTTCACGACTATCAAAATCTCTGGGTTTATCTACGTCAACATATTGGGGAGAAATAAATTCAGTTCTATAACCTCTAATATATGCTTTACCAGGACTAACTTCAATTGCTAATTTTTCATCGCTAGCAAGATTGCCATCAGATGATGTCGTACCTTTAGTATAAACACCATTATTAAATGCATCATCAAGATGCTCACGAGCTTTTACATCAAAAGTATCGATTACATAATCGCCCGACTCTTCAAAAGTTCTACGAGCCATTGATTTCTCAAGCTCGCTATACTCAGTTCTCTCTACAAAATTTTCAATCCTACTGTTATTGATTCTAAGCAGTTCAATAAAGTCTTTATCTGCTTCATCAGTGATTAATTTTTTAACAAACTGAGTTTGAATTTTAAATCTATGAGCACCAGGAGCAGAATAGTTAGAAGTTCCTGCAGCGTTATCATTCAGAGACTCATCGTCTTCAGGAGTTACAATTGATTCAAGAATGTCTAAACCAACTCTATAAGAAGGATTGCTTCCATATTGATCCAGAATGATATAACTTGAGGGGACATTTACAAAGTGTCCTCTAATATAATATACACCTTCACTAATATATGCTGTAGAACCTACAGCAGTAGCATTAACAGGAAGAAGTTGAGCAAAAGGAGTTCCAATTTCAATCAGAGTTGAACCGAATGTAATTTCTTTATCAGTGATTAACTGCTCATTGATTTGAAATGTCTTTAATCCTGTTCCAGATGTGGTATCACCAGAATCAATATATTTTACATATAATGTGATGTAACCCTTGTCAGACTCAGATGCAGAAATACTATAAAGAACCTTTGCCTTAACACCTGTGGTAAGACCTTCAATAATTGTTCCAGTTAATTGAGTTCTATATGTCTCGACATCACTACCCAAGAAAGATTCTTGTAAAATAACTGCTTGGACATCCAAGTCATAACCTACCTGACCTGGGATGACCATTGCACCATCTTTAAACAGATGCGTACCAACAGACTCTACCTGATTTTGCAGAATACTCTGCATAGTGCTGAGTTCTCTTGCCTGAATTGGGAATCCAGGGCGAAACAGCACTCGATAAAAATTCTTATCCTTATCGAAGTCGTCGTAATAAGGGGTGACGTTGAGATTAGTATTTTGTGCCATTAGAACTCGATTACGATTTTGATGTCTTCTACCTGGTCGTTTGCACGACTGATTGCTCTTCTATTATCTATATAAACAACCTGACCGCTGTTTGGTTCAATTTCCGATTTTGCATAACCACTAGTGAATCTCATACCAAGATCATATTCAGTGTTATTAATAGTTCTAGAAGAAGAGTTTGGAACTGTGGGAAAATTGACATCTGGTTGACCAGATGCACCCGATGTTGCTCCATTAATTACATTAGAACCATCAAATTCATTTTGTGTACCAGTAACTTCTGGGAAAATACCGTCAACTGAGTTTTGATAATATTTCAATACTTTAGTTGTGGCATTCCATGAAATTACTCTTGCACGAGCAGTAACGTTCGTGCCACCAACAGTTCTTGTTTGTGTAATAATTTCATCAGGAACATAATTACCTTGGAATGTTGGTGAAAAAATGACTGCTTTTGTAGCAGAAACTGTAAGATCTGCTAAAAGTTCAGATGTACCATATTTTAAGGGATTTGTTACCAATCCAATACGACGATAATCGTTATCGATAGGGAAATCACCAGCACCCTCATTATAAGAGAGTTTTGCATTAATCATTACTCTGAAACTACCCAGTTCGATTCCAGAATCAAATCCATGACCATCAGGAGGAGGAATGATAACATCAACCTCTCCACTGGTTCCAGTTCCAATACCTGTAATAGAACCAATACTAATTTGACCAAATGTATATCCTGTACCACCAGAGGTTACTGTAGCGGAAGTAATTTTACCACCGTCAACAACGATGGAAACACGACCACCAGTACCATCACCATTAATGGCAACATTATCATATGTGCCATTATTATAACCAGAACCAGCGGCGTTAATTACAACAGTATCAATTTCACCATAGACAGCATTCGTCTTTACAGCAGTATTTGTAAAGACGGGCATGTAATCATTAGAGAAAAACTTCAAGACCGACGCAACAGGAATCGTATACATATACTTCCAACGATAACCATCACCAGTTGTGATAATAGAAGTTGAAGTACCAGTAGGTTCAACAGTAGAAGGCTTGCCGTTTGGATCAGAAGGAGAAGTACCATTATAAATGCACTTATAGACCTGATATTGTGAATTCACAACAAAGAAGTCTGCATCATATAACTTGGTAGCACCAGAAGCAGCAGTTTTAGAAGGAGAATAGTCATGACGATACATGTCATAGGTAAAACCTAATCCACCAGTGGTTTCTTCTGGAGAAACCCAGTCAATACGACGAACAACCTGCACGGTGTCCGCAGCAAGAACTCTCTTCAAAGAAATCATATCATCATATGAACTGGAAAACTCTGAAAATGAATCCACTGCTTGAGGTGGAGAATTTTCGTTATCCCAAGACTGAGGTCTTCCAATAAAGACGTAAAGTCTGTCTCTATTAGATCCTGCCGCAGAATCACTCTGAGTTGCGTCAGGACCCTCAAGTGCTTTAATGAATTTTCTCGCAGAAAAAATTCTAAATTGATCAGTTAATAGGGCTGCCATTTCCTAGGGTACTATTGTCCTCTTGTTTATTTATGATCATTTCGATCGAGCAGTTGTAAGATAGTCAATGCTCTTGATTCTATACGACGCTCCGCCATTTCCATTCAGTTTTTCTCCGCCCAAAATAGCATACGCTACAACACCAGATCCAGTGCTATCTCCACCAGCATTAGTGAATGTAAGTTCGGGATGCAAATCATAAGTATTATCTACGGACTGAACATATCCATATCCACCATTGGTGATAGTGATAGATTCCACTTGGTCACCTGCTGTTGTCATATTAACAGTTCCTGTTGCTTGAATGTCTCCAATATTCTCAAATGCAACTGTAGGTGTTGCTGAATAGTTTGTTCCAGCGTCTTGAATATAAACATCCACAACTGTACTATTCTCAGAGAATGTGTAAAAATATCCTGCTTCTCCTTTTGCAACATTACCAGTATTAAACCGAACAACATCCTTAACTTGAAGAATTTTAGTGGTAGAATCCCAAGAAACAACTGTTGCTCGCACACCAGAAATATCACCAGTCACAACTTCATTAACACTAAAGTTTTGACCATTTCCATCCAAAGCATCTAACTGAATATTTAATGTTGATACATGGTCCGTACCTTCACTAAGTCCGCCTGCAGTTGCAATATTTGCATATTTAAACGGAACACTAGCATCTTTAACACTATCACCAACCGCTAATAGTGTTGTGTTAGTTCCACCCTGTGTTGCTTCAATACCATAAAGAGAGTTGTAAATACCACCATCAAGATTAATTTGGTTATTATAATCTGTTCCAGTATTTACTAAATCTGCAATACCATCACCCGCACCATCATTTTCATCATTATCTTCAAATGCTCTATCTTGAAGAGTTGCAATGGGCACAGTTAATGTTGTAATCGTCGATCCTTCTTCAACAAGAATTACATGTGGATCGTCTGTTGCACCACTACTGTTTGAAACTCCCGCATCAAATTGAACTGTAGCATCTTCTGTAGAAGGGATACCACCATCAATAAATGCTAACTCATCAATCTCAAATGTTAATAGCAATTCCCTTGTAGTTGCATTCCAGTCATAAACTTTAGCAACTTTATTATTAGCACTTTCAACTCTACGAATAACTCTGTCACCAACATTAAACTTATATGTTGAGATTCCATTAGAATCATTTTGACCATCATCTAAAATCACTCGTTGGTCATAATTAAAATTGACTCCACGAGTCAATCCACCAAATTTACCATCAGTTTTTGAGGTATATGAAATTGTTTCATATCCTAAGATAAACTCACCAGAACCAGGGAAAGATCCTGTATTTTTTACATAAATTTCAGTATCTGCTGCTCCAACATCATAAGTCAATCCAGTTAAATAAATGTTGGACGCATTATTTGCCTGACGAGCTCTAGTTTTACGTTTAAGATTTACTAATCTTTGGAAAACTACATTTGGAGGAGAAGTATACCCCTTTCCAGGTTCAGTAACAGTAATTCCTGTAATTTGACCTTGATCAATAGTAGCAACTGCCTTTGCACCAATACCCCCACCACCAGTTAATAGGACAAATGGAGGTTCTTGATAAAACTCACCAGCATTTGCGATAGAAACAGAAGTAACTTTTCCTGTTAAATCAACCTTTGCCGATCCTTGAGCATCTTGTCCGCCGCCACCTTCAAAGATAACAGTTGGAGCACTAGCATAATTTCTACCTTGATTCAATAAAGTCAATCCAGTAATAGTTTGAACTGTTGGAGTTACAGTTGCACCAGATCCTTCACCACCTAAGATTTTTGCTTGTGCTGGTCCATAATAATTATCACCATTTTTTGTCATCTTAATATAAGAGACCGTTCCATCATCAGTAAGAACTACCTCTCCAGCAGCACCATCAGGAAAATCTTGAGTGATTTCGGGAGGGGTATCACCTTCAAAAATAGGTGTTCCATAAAATTTACGTCCAATGACATATGGGTAAACAGGATTTCCACTGCCATCTTCTGTCATAAAATATGCATATGTCCCATTTGGATAGTCTGGTGTTACAGCAAACTTTCCATTGAACTCGTCGAGTGTACCAACACTAGAGTCATAGATATAATCTTGAACCAAATCTCCAAGAAGATATCCACTCTGAACTGTTCTCAAACCAAGACCACTAGTTTGATATGCAAAAACATATAAAGTAGTTGGTGCTGTTACTGGTACAGTAATTTGTATTCTCCTTTGCGATGCCGAATTAAACCCAGCAATATATGCAGCATAGGTTACTGTAGAACCATCTAGTGTATAAGTAACTCCCAAATCGTACAGAAAGGAAGTGGTTCCAATACTACTAGAAGGATGCCATCCACCATCAGTTTCTGAGAAAAGTAAATATTCTCCGTCATTTGATGAATGATCCTGATTAAAGATAAATGTCTTTCCTCTACCTAAAGATAAGAAATTGGGTCTAGAACCATCAAAAAGGAACTGACCATTAGAAACAGTTACTGCATAAGTTGTTGTAGTTACAGAATTTACAGCAGGTCTTGTACCAGGAAGTTCTGCTGTGCTTCTTAAACGATGCGAGGAAACTTCTCTGGCAGCATTTCCACTAGAGTTATATCCATAAGGACCATAAATTGGATATCCGTCATAGGACATACCAATAATTTTGGAGTGTCCATCAGTATGACGACTGTAATCTAAGGTTGCTCCAGATCCAAAATAATTTTCAACGTAGTAGTTATTAGTTAAAGTCTCAGCACTAGTATCTGTACTGATAATCATATATCCTTCGTCACCATCCTGACCAGCCATATTTGGATGATTCAGGCAGTAGTAATAGATCCTATTACTTTCATCAGCATTCATCATGAATATGGGCATATATTCACTTTCGTAATCTGCTGCTGGTGCTGATGATGATCCAGTGCTTGTGTAGTAAAGAGTGCCAGGACTGTCGTTATGAGTACCGTCAGCGGTTGTACTGAATCTAATCGGATGATTATTATTAGTAGAATCAGATTGATTAAATTTAATCAGATAATTTCTCTTTACTGTAATATTCTCTGGAGAAAAATAAAATGTTCCTGGTACAAAATTGCCAAATTTTGCAGCATCAGTACCAAAATCAATATAGTATGCATTAAAAACTACTGGATCTTCCGAAATAGTAAAAGTAAATCCAGTAGATCCTAAACACCTATCATTTTCAGAAAAAGTAGATCCTGTAGATAGATTTCTCAGATATACTCTAGTTACAACATTCTCTCCATTTCTTACAACTTTAGAAATTTCACCCGTAGCATTACCACCAATTTCATCAATAGTTCTACCAATGGCAATTGTTCCTAAAGTCTCGTCAACATTTTCAACATCTAAAACTACATTACCATTTTCAACTTTTACATTCCAAGTAAATTGTTTAAATTTACCCCATTGCAACACACTATTTTCAAGTTTAAATTCATCTAGGGTCTTACTTGTATGATAATACTGAACATTACTATCAGTAACAGTATCGTATGAAGTATTATTTTTTACATAATCATATTTTACAGAATCAATAGCAAAATTAGTTGGTGCATTTCCTGTTGTACCCCACTCTGGAGTATGCAAAAGACCACCGTTTGCTAAGATACCAATAACTTTATTATTTTGCTCTGCTCTAGTTCCAGGATTAGGAGCATCTTTTCCGCCACGGTAGATAAATGTCTGATTTAAATTTCTATCTACAAGAGGTCCACCACCAGGTGCCGCTTCTGCTTGCGTCCATACAGGTTTAGGATGATTATCTGATTGTATCGTAAGTCTATCCGTGGTTCCAGCAAAAGAACCTGCCGTGGGAGAATTTGGATGATTTTGCCAAATTCTATTGATATCAAAAGAACTTACTACGGTAGGAGTTTCTTGTTCTGGAAAAAATTGTAAACGTAATGGATCATATCCACGACCTCTTTCAAGAACACGGACATGGATAATCTGACCCGAATCGGCATCGACAATAGGATACAATAAAGCTTCCTGTTCTGGAGTTCCACAACCAGTAACAGTCAATCTAGGTGGATCTGCAGGATCATATCCTGTTCCACCATCTACTACTTTTATAGCACGAACACCAAACGTCTCATCAAAGATTGGTTTGATGACGGCACCTGACCCAGGAACTTGTCTAGTCATTTATATCAGTTTAATACGTTGATGGTTCCATTCATTAATCCATGAATGGTGCATTGATAATAAAGAGTATTTGGAGCATCCATTGGAACTGTCCAATATAGAACACTGGTTCCACTACCAGTTTGTCCAGCAGTATATGCAGTTCCAGAAAGACCTGCGGTACTTTGAATTCTAAATGGGTGTGCATTAGCATTGACACTATTGTCAAATGCGTATGTCATACCACGCATAACATATAATGTGGGATCAGAAGTTGGAGAAGAAAAACCAGGACCATTGAATGTATACGAGGAAGAACCATCCGCACCAAGTTCCCACCAAGTCATTGGACTGCGAGTAACTACCCAATCTGTACCACTCCAGTACAAGGAATCGCCCTGAGTAATGCCAGTTACATCAGTATCAGTTAGTGCGGTGAATGTCGTAGTTAAAGTACCATCAAAATTAATTGTGAGAGTATCACCACTAACTGCAGTAGCAATATTAGTGCCTCCAGCAATTGTCAAAGTATCAGTAGCACTATTTGCTGTTGTATTTCCAGTATCACCAGCAACAGTGGCAAATATATTTTGCTGACCTGCACCTGCGGCATCATCTGCAGGAACAAAGTTAGTTCCATTCCACTTCAAAACTTGATTATTAGCGGGTGCATTAGTGGTGATATCAACATCAGAAAGATCATCAATACTTGAATATTCTGTGAGAAGTTTTGCTCTGGTATCACCAACACCACCAGCAGTAATATTAATATTTACATACGGATTATCATCACCATCTACAGTGTAAAAATATCCAGGATATGTTGCAGCAGCAGGAGCATTTCCAACATTACTATATTCATTTTTATAAGAAATTGTAGAACCAATATCTACATTTCCAGTTGCGCCATCAAAGGTAGCAGTCTGAGATCCTGCAATAATACGAACATCCCCAGTTCCGTTTGGAACAATACCAATATTTCCATTAGATGAGGAAACAATATTGTTTCCAGCAACATCCAATGCAGAAGTCAATGCATTATAATTGGCAGCAACAAAACTACTGCCATTATATTTCAACACCTGCCCTGTAGCTGGGTTTGAAAGTGATATAGTAAGATTGGTGTTATTGCCTAAGGCAGTATACAATTCATCAAAATTATCATTAATTTTATCACCACCACTTCTCAGTGTATCACCTGTATTATCATTAGCAGAAGTACCAATGTTTAGGGATTGTTTAGCCATTACTCGCTATGATTTTTAGTTATTTATAGGATCTCTGGATCAATTACTTCTTCACCATATTGACTGAGATCTGGTGCAGTCCAATCATCAGGAACTGTAGTTGCAACACTCACTCCAGGATTCTCATATGAAGAACCTGCGTTTGTTACTGTTACACCAGCAACGCCTACAAGTGCCTTAACTTGTCCATCAAATCCAGAGATAGAATCGAGTCTCACAGTGGGTCTAGAAGTATATCCAGATCCACCAGAAGTAACTTGAACCTTTTCAATTGAACCAGTGGTTAGATTAGCAGTCGCGTTTGCATTTTGTCCGAAGACAGATCCAAGATAATCAAATGTGATTAACGAATTTGAAGATTCAATAACCGCAACCTCACGATCACTAACTTCACCCTCAATATCAATGAAGTCTCCTGCTTCGATTGGAGGAACAACTTCATCAGAATCAACGTCTGCCTCAGAACCAACATAAGAGAATGCTACAAATGTAGATCCAAATCTAGGAACTTCTGAGAAGATAATTCTAGAACCAACAATTTCAAAACCAACTCCAGGTTCTTGAAGAACACCATTGATAGAAACAATAATGTTATTTTCTGGCAGAATTGTAGAAGACTGGATGCCATCTGTCAGAGTGAGTGAATAGAACACATCATTACGCTTGAGGTTAAATGACTGGCGTAAAGAATCGAACTCGAACGAAATATCATCAAGTTGTCTCAACTTACCAAGATAGAATCCTGTGAAAGATGCTCCAAGTTCGGGTGCTTCTGTGAATTGAATGTTATCTGAGAACGCTGTAAAAGCATTTGTACTACCAGGAGGTTGAAGAACACCATTGATGAAGATCAGCATATGACCTGCAGGATCAGGAAGATACTGAGTTCCATTATCAGTAGTAAGTTTAAATGTGGTTTGTGTTCCATCAAACCCTTTAAAGAATCTCTTAACTCTTGCTTTGAGTTCCTTTCTTTCAATAATTACAGATCTATAATCATCAGGACCTCTGAGACCATCTCTGCCAGTAAATGCACCTTTAATATCAGTGAGATACAATCTCCTGTTCAAAGAAGTTGACTGAATATCCTGAACAAGAGCAGATGCTGCACCAGCAATTGTTGTCTTAGAACTAGAAGTCGCTCTTCCAACTAAAACCTCTCCACTAGCACCATAATCACCAATAACATCATTTGAAGAAATTGAACCATTAACAGGAACATAGTAAATGTAATTATTATTGGAATCGTACTCACTAATAATTCCGTATACATCAGTATCTTGACCACCATTAACAATACGATACAATCTATTACCAACAGTGAATTGATTAAGACTGGAGTCCACGGTAACAGTCAATCTTACATGACCAGTAGAAGCAATTCTGTCGCCTACAGAAATATCAAGTCCTGCGTACTTAGTAACTTCTAAATATTCTCTGGAAGACTCGGGATATACGACACTAGTACTCTCAAATGATCCAATCAGACTTCCAGTATCAACTGTAAGTCTACCACCAGTGTTATCTACTACTGATGCATTATTTTGTGTATATGAAACTGGTTCAGCAGTCTCAGTACTTGTGTATCCAAGGAAAGGAATATCTGCTACGAAAGATCCCTTCACATCAATTACGTGTAATCTATTTTCAAGAGTGCTGAGAGTAGCAGTTGTAGTATTAGCGCCACCAACAATAACATCAGAAATCGCCCAAGTTCCACCAGTTACTTCAACATCAAGATACTTATAATTTGCATCTTCATAGAATCCATAAACAACACCCGTTACACTAGAATCACCTTGCTTAGAAACAGTTTCATTCATGGTATATGGTCCATCAGTGATGTCACCATCAATTCTAAATCTCTTATAAACCTTAACGACTTTCGCCTCGTTTAATGTGAGTCTTTGAACTTCTGCAGATGCGTCAGATGTAGCAGAATAAATGTAGTCTGATTGAACCAGTTCTCCAGAAATACCAACAGGGATATCACGATCGCCATAAACTTTAGTTGGAACAGAAATAGCATTATTTTCAGTGATAGTTGTGTAATGCTCACTATCGCTCAATTGATCATCAATGATATTCAAACTAGATCTAATTACAGTCATAGCTGTATCAGAATTATAATTTGATGCTACTGCAGAATCATAGAACTTACTAAATGTAGCGGATGTAGAAGGACTTACTAAAGTATCTGAGAGTGCTCTCTTAGTGAAATCTCTAAGACGCTCAATAGCAAAGGTTTTAATATTATATTCACCATTAGTAAAGAATTGTGTGCCAAGAACAGATGTATAAGTTCCTAATGGTTGAGTGGTTAATTTAGCACCCCACACATAGAGACCGTTATTTGCTATTCCAGTATGATCTAAAGAACCAACGCTATTAAGAATACTCAGTCTTGTATTAAGTGCTGAGAATCCAAATCCGAAGGTGACTGTCATATAGATTCTAAACCACCCACTACCAATGGGAACCATTCCATGATCACTAACGTTAATACCATTAGTAGCAAATACATTGCCAGTCGTACCATCCGTCAAATTAGCACTAAATTGAGCGTTTTCAGCACCACTACCTAAACTAACGGTGAATCTAACTCTATCATATTCACCTTTTTTGACAAACATAGAAGATGTAAATCTCTGTTCTGATTGAGTAGAACCAGTGTCAAATGTATCGTTTGTACTATCAAATTTAATGCCAGTAGAATCAAAGGTGTCAAAAGATGTTAATGTGTAAGCTCTCGTAATAAAGTGCTCTCCAGCAGATGCGGTAGTATCAACCTTTTCAGCAGTTTGTGTATTGTCAGGAGACAATGCATTATTAGCAGTAACACTACTTAAAGTTGCTGTCCAGTTTTGATCAAACTGCTCGGGTAAAGTCCAAAGATTAGTGTTATCTACAGATTGACCAATCAGAGAAGTTAGTCCTTGAGCATATTCAAGAGTTTTTACATTACTATAATTGTTATAGTATTCATGAGATCCACTAACGCCACCTGTTGCAACAGTTGCTGTTGCGCCAGAAGGTGCTGTTAAATTAGCACCTGCAGCAAATATAGTTCCAGAAAGACTTCCAATCACCATAACAGATTTGGAGGTGTATAGAACTTTCGCTGTAGTGCCACCACTAGTTACAGTTTCACCAACGACAAATGTTCCACTAAATGCACTGAATGTTAAAGTGTATGCTGTTTGTGTGTCAACTGTGTTAGATGTGAGATAGTCATATTCAATATTACCGATAATATCATCAACAAATCCATCATAAACCCATGCTCCAGAACCAAATTGTTCGTTAACAAGAGATGCAATTTCTTGCTTGTAGTAATTTTTGTTGTAAACAAGATTTTTAACTACACTCTTTGCCTCAGTATCACCTGGGAATAAAGTTGCCAATCCAAAATCAACCAAATCTCTAAATCTGTACCAAACTTCATCAATGTCCGAAGGGGACTCTGAATCTTGATATGCTGCTATGTTTGTATGTGCTGCTGCATATTGATTTCCAGTAACACTGGAACCATTGTCTCTCAGCAGATTCTTAATTGCCTTTTCACCGAGAACTTTAATTTCCTCATGTGCGTGGAAGAATGCATACAATTCATTATTAATTGAAGTAATTTCATTATTGAAATCTAAGAATTTCTCCATTTGTGCAATAGAACTGTTATTTCCGCCTGTTTGAAGATCGGAAATTGCAGCAATAATGAAGTCTTCAATATATGTTCTATAGGTTGTCTTTGTATAAGTGTGTGAGGAGAATGTGCCGTTAGCAATGGTGTATTGAAGTTCCGTTCCAAGTAATCCAAGACTATTTGCAGAAGAGCGACCTGTGATCTCTTCAGAAATATACTCTCTATTAAAGTAGAGACGATCTCCTCCAATATTAAAATCATTATTAGTAGGAGCAATAATATCATTAATAGTTGTAATCAGATTGTCAATTGCGGTTTTGACATTAGCACAACCACCAGCATCGTTAGTAATACCCCAATCACCAGTAATAATATTATCGGTATTATCATACGTCAAATCGCCAGTGATTGCTTCTTTTAAATAAACACCAAGTCTGTCGTGAGCAAAAACAGATTGCCAGACTTGAAGTCTGATATGCTGAAGTTCATTTTTATTATCAACATAGAACTTAGCAGCTCTAACTGTATTCTTATTGCCACCAAATTCAATGTCTTTAGCAATAGCATCAACAATCAATGCCATATCCGTTTTACATCTGAGCGTGCCAGCTCCAGTGCCATCACCATTTCTGGGCATGTCGTTAGACAAATCAGGATAGCGTTGAATCATATCAAACGCTGCCTTATCAACAATTACTGAATTATTTGAACGGATTAAGTTTGCTGCATCACGGAATCTATATTGAGAATCTGCATCAATTTTATTAGCATACAGAGTATCATTTGCAGCATTATGATATGAAGAAGTAAATCCAACTTCATTAAATGCATCAACCGTTCCACCCTGATATTCTCTTGCAGGTTGAACCTTAGTGATGGATGCAAGGTGATCTACAGGAGTGCCAAGGTTTGCTTGCTCTAAAGTATCTGTAAGGATATCCAACAGGTTGCTGATGGTGGAATAAACATCAGCACAATCGCCCGTGGTATAATTCAGAACCTTAACAGCATTTGCAGTAGCACTGACAAATGTATGAGCATAACGCTGACCAACAGGAGAAGCACCGACATTTACAGTAATAGTAGTGCTGGTTCTTGCCTTAACTGCAAGAACTTTATCATATGCAGTTGTATTACCCTTATCAGGATAAGCAATTTCTCGATCATTGTTATCATCTGCACAAGTAAATGTAATGGAATCACGCTCTAATGCAACCAAAGAAGATGTTGTAAGAGAGTTGGTTCCAATAGTCAGAACAAGATCACCTGTTGCCGCATCATATGTTGCTCCAGTTGGAGTAAATGTGGTGTAACTATTATTATTAGAGTCAGTTAAGGTCGAATCAGTGAACTGAGTCAAACCATGATTACCCTGAACAGTCCAGAGAACATTGTTGATGATATATTGAAGAATCTCTTTGACCTTATCATATGCCCAAACAGTTTCTGTAACTTCAGTGTCAACATGACTAATGGTGATGGGATTCGCAGTTCTATCGACATAGAGAGCAGAAGCATCCCAAATATGACTATTAGAACCATTACGCATATCTTCAGCAATAGCATCTAAGATATCACGAATATCATCTTCACAATTTACGTTACCTCCAGGAATAACCAAAGAAGAATATTGCTGTGTTAACAGATATACTGCTTCTTTAGCAATGAAGTCTTTGTTAGCAACAATCAGATTTGCAGCATCGTAATATCTGTGTGTCTTACCAGTAAATCCAGTGACAGGAGCAGTTCGATTATTTGCATTATAAGTTGCAAGAATTGCATCATTATTAAATTCTTCACCATTAGTCAATGACTCACCACCAGACCAGTCTTCAGTATAAGTTTGTGCATCAGCACCATCAAAGTGTAAAAGCAGTTTAGTGGTAGTATCTCCTTGGAATATGCTTGTGGGAGCGGTGAATGCTGCTGGATAACGACCAGTGGTAGAAACTCTAACTTCATCGATATGTCCATTAAAGTAATCACCAGGAACAACTGTTGCACCAATTCTAATTGGTTTTGTGGTGCCATAATTATTCGAGTCGGAATAATTACTTCCATCTTGCACACCACCAACAAACATCTTGGTGACTGAACTTGTTCTAGAAACAGTGACGTGATACCAAGTATTTGCAGCAAGAGTTGTCGTGCCAGTAATCACAACAGAACCATTTACAAAATACTTCAGATTTGCACCATCCAAATACAGATATGGAGAAACTTCAGTTCCAGTGGTTCTAAAGTCGATAATTGCTTTAGCACCACTTACGTTTGCTGGGCGAATCCAAGCTTCAATAGTAAAGTCGGCAGTGCCAAGTCCAAGTTCGGTGGAGGTTGGAATGGACAAATAATCACCTGTGCCATCTAAAAGTAGTGAAGATACACCAAACTGTTTTTGAGCAGTATCTAATTGTGCATCAGCATTGAAAGTGATATCAAAATAATCTTCACCAGTAGACTTACATCTACCAATCTTGCCGAGATATGCAGTCTTAGTTGCTTGATTATATCCAATAATATATGCTTTAGTATCTAAAGTTCTAATTACATGACCCTCGGCAAGGAATCCAGAACCAACAGAATTTTTAAATGTTAATTTTCTAACATTAATTTCATCAGAAGTTCCAAAAATACCACCTACTTCATTACTATATTCGAGTTTATAATTTCTAATAAACTCATTATCACTCAAATCATCGGATTCGTTATCATAAACAATAATGTTATTGCTAATTGATTCTCCCGATGGGAATTGACTATTAAATGCTGTAAGATTATCGTCAAAATCAACAATACTTACCTGAGATTTTGAAATATCATCAATAACAACGTTTGGATATGAAATAGAAGTCAATCTATTGAATAACATACCAAAGAAAGATGAACCTTCAGAAATATTGACTTGCTCAATAAATTCATTTGTTACAGGATCTTGATACGCACTCGTAGAAGTAACCTGGGCAACAACACCAGACTTAGCACCAATAATGTAATCATTTAACTGAATATCAAAAAGTCCTGGAGTGGATTGATATGTACCTGTGGTTTTACTCAGAATGAGGTTATTTGTAATCTCAATTTGCGTGGAATATAATGGAGTGTCTTCCGTATGTGAAAGTGCTGTAGTTCCAAGAACCCCTCTAGTAACAGTAAGAGTTGTTGATTCGGATCCATTATTGACTGCAGTAACAGTAAAAATTTCAGAACCAAGTTGATAATTGTCATTAATGGTAAATGTGTTTGCAGCAACAGGTGCGTCTGTAGTTGATGTTGCAGATACAACTTCAATACTAGTTGTTGCAGAACCAATTCCATAACGAAGTTCAGCAACAGGTGTCTCTTGACCAGTTTCAAGATTGACCACTTCCACTTTTGCAGTATTGCCTTCTAAATTAGTAATAGTTTCACCAAAGAAGAACAAACCATTATTATTCACATCAGCAATTTCAGTCAGTGTTCCTGAAAATCCTGTTGCACCAACTTGACATTGTTCATTAAGAATAAATGTGCCCTCAGTAACAAATCCACTAATTATATCACCCGCAACACCTGTGACTGTGAGTCTAGCACCAGAAACAATACCAACTAAACTATTGCCAACATTGGGGAAAATACCACTAGTAAATCCCATTGTCAAATTCTTAGTACTAACTTGAGAAATAGTAGTGCTAACATACTTTACACTTGCAGGAGCAGATGGTGGTTCTGCAAAGATAATAGAATCACCTTGAACTTCAAATGCAGTGTTTGGTGTTTGTGCAACACCATTAAGAACAATCAATAATTGATTTGAGTTTGCAATAACATTATCACCATTATTGACCGTGAGAGGGAACTGTGTTCTTTCACCATCAAATAATGGAGAAATGTCATCAAGACGTTGAACAACAGATGTTAAAATATTCTCTGAAGATGTAAGACGCTTTTGGCGGAATAAAACTTCAGTATTATTAAACTCAGAATAAATCGGTTCTGCTAATGCAAAATTTTGAATATTAGGAACAACTGCTTCTCTAGAAAGTTCAACTGATTTAGTAAGTTCAAAATCAACTTCTTTATTTGCAGTAAATGCATAATCCTCAAGATTTAATTCACCAAATACTTTAAATGATGCGGGATGAACATTCTTAATAAGAATATCTTTCCAATCGTCAATCGATACAGAAGACTTAACTGCATAAGAAAAATCTTGATAATAATAAGAGTCTTGAATTTTCTGAATAATTTCAGATGGTTTACCAATGTCATCGATAAATTGACCTGTAGTTTTTGTAATAGATCCAATTTCTAAAACACCTTTAGCAATATTAATATCACTAATAATACCCGATGATTTGGAGATAACACCAGTTACACTTTCTCCTTCGGTGAAAATATTATCATAATCAACAATTTTTAAAATTCTGGGACCAATTTGCCATCCCTCATTAGTAGAAACATAACCGATAGCAGTTGCATTTTCTAAAGAACTACCTTGATAAACTTGCTCACCTTCTAAGAATGTAGATGTAATGACATTTGCTTCAGCAGTAGCACCAAAAGAAGTAGTTAATAATTGCTGCCTGCCTTCACCAGCGTTTACAAATGACAGTCCATCACCCAAGTTAGCATTTGCTTGAGTGATTGCAAGTTTCATTTGATCATTTTCTAATGAATTTGCAGATCCAGTAATAGCGTAGTAAGTTGTAGTGCCATTCAATCTACCAGTCGCACCAGCAGAAAGTGGGAATTCTGCACCGTCGCCAGTATCAACAACATTTAACGTTACTTCAGATCCATTAGCAATTCCATGTGGAAACGCAAACTGTAAGAGACCTAAGTCAATGTTAACAACATAATTAAAAGTTGATTTCAATTCAATAGAAGGTGCAGTTGAATAACCAGCACCAGGATCCTTGATGGTAATAGACTCAATTCTTCCATTTCTAATACTTGCGTCTGCGATAGCACCACTACCTCCGCCACCTGTAATAATTACTGTAGGTGGTTGTGAATAACCAGAACCAGGATCAGTAACAGTAATACTATCAAGAATACTTGTAGATGTTAATTGAGCATTAATTGGGAACGTAATTTCAGGACGGAGTGTATAGTCATGGGGATAATCATATCCAAAATTATTATTCTTTAATTTTTTAATTTTACCAACTTTTTCACCTTTTGCGAAAATAACTGCTCCAGATCCAAAGGGAGGAATTACTACTTCAACTTCGGCACCAGATCCAGTAAGTCCCGAACCAAGAATGCCTTCAATTGATTCAATATCAATAGATGCATTTGTATATCCTTTACCAGGTGAAGTAATAACTACAGATTGAATTTGACCAGGTATTACTGTACCTTCAGAATCTGTACCATCGGCAACTGTAATAGAAACAAATCCACCTTCACCATCACCATTAATTGGTACACCATTATAAGTTCCAACTGCATATTCGGTTCCAGGTTCATTAATACTGATTCTTTCAATTTTTCTGGATGATTGAATACCAGTTATGATTGGAAGTTTTGCATAGAATCCACCACTATTAATGAGTCTAATATCACCAATAGAACCAACAGATTTTTTAGAACTTGTAGTATATGTGGTTTGTGTAATATTTGCATTTCCTTCAGGTTCATTTTGAAGGAGGAACTTAAATGTTACTGCCCCAGTGGTAATAGTTGCGCCAGCAATTTCAGTGATAGTAAATGTTCCAAGATAGGGGGAATCAACAATATCCAGATAACTATTTTCATCAATTGGTGATGTGTCTCCTGTTCTAGAAGGATCAAAATAGTAAGAAATATTAGTAACAAAATCTCTATCTACCTTTAATTTAACTGTGGGTGTTGGTTGTCCCTCTCCAGTTACACCAGGAGTTCCAACTCGTTCAATAGAATTGAACGAATATTCCAACTTATACAGATTATCTTTAGAGAATGAAAGATTGGAACCGACCATTGAAGAATGAGATACATCAAAAAGGTATTGATGTCCATAGTACATCTTCAATATAGGAGATTTGGCAAAGATATTAACATTGCCAGGAACAGTAGCAGGATTAGTTAATGCAGTAGAAGGCAACTTATAAGTAAATTCTTTATTACTTACAATAGTATTAATAACAAACGACCCATCGTACTCATCATATGCAGTTGCGCCAATTTGTTGAGTAGGATTGCCATCAATAAAAACGTTATCTCCAATCGACAAATAATGTCTATTTCCAGTAATTACATATACTTCATCTGTATTTGATACCGCAGTTGCTTGAAGAATTTTATCAAGTGTAGAAATAAGAGTTATTTTTGTTACACCTGTTAAGTTAGTAATTTGTGCTGTAGATTTGGCAGAATTAAACGAGATATCACTGGAAGTAATATCAACCACAGATCCAGGAATGAATGAAGAAGATCCAGAAATCTCAACAATTCTTACTTTATAGTCATTAACATTAAATGGTTTAAATGTTGCGAACTCATCCAGATCACCGTTTCCAGTGCTGGCAGCAGTTTTATCTAAATTATAATCAGCAAGATCAAAATTAAATGTTCCTGGTGTAGTATTGACTTTATCGGCAAAAACATAATCGGTAATAACATTGACATCATTTGGTACATCACCAACAATACCATATGTACTCGATTCATTAAATTGTTCTGTTGAGAGTCTACCAGTGTTTAAATCATTCGACCAAGCATTGTTATTAACTGCAAGGTAAACTTTTTTATTATCCTTGTCTGTACGAATTACATATCCACTGTTAATAAATGCACCAGAAGTGTTATTCAGAACAAGTTTAGATCCAACAGTAATATTAAAATCTTGATTAATTGTCAATTCTTGAATATTATCAATTTTGATAGTATTCGTTGTCTTCATGTAATAACGATTTTTCACAACTGCAGAAACTTTTAATTTTCTAGATCCTGGTGAAGGAACAGTTGCGGTTCTAGAACTCCACTCATCTACATTATATGTTAGTGACTCGCTATCAGGAGTCATCGTAATAGTAGCATCTTCAAAATCAAGACCCTGAAGACCTTGACTACCTAAAGTAAATCCAGTATTTGTTACAGTCAATGAAGATCCCGTGACTGGAGTAACTGCAGTTCTTACAAATCCAAGTTGAGTATTGGTGTATGGTCCCTTACTACCAAGTCTATCAGAATCGGAATCTTTATCAGATTTCAATCCGAAACCAACATAATCAATATAATCATATCTCTTTAAATTATTAGTAAACCAAGCATCATCTGTCCAATCATAAGTAAGAGCAAATGTGTCCGTAGGAGGTAATGCATCAACATCTGAAGGAACTGTGGGAGTTACAGCACGATTTCTCAATCTTAGATTATCAATGAATCCTTCTAATTGTTCATTGGAACGGAATTGACCTGTAGTAGTAGACTTACCAGGAATATTACCAATATGAAGATCTTTATTACTCAAAGATGTATTAGCAATAGTAGCAGTGACAGCACTAATACCATTTACAAACGCAGTAAATACGTTTCCTTCTTTTTTGACTGCAATGAACTGCCAAGAATTATTAGCATACATTGTTGTAGCGGTGGATTGTGCAGCACCACTAGCAGAATTGATAGATGTTGTGTTATTTGTAACTACCAACTCTAATTTACCATTCGCATGATCGTAGTATAACCAAAGACCACCAGTGGCATCGGTTGCATCACCAATATTCAATAAAGTATATTGAGTTTGACTGTTAGATCTGTAATTAGATCCATCTTTATACAGCATGAACTCAAGAGTCCAATCATCATTCAGTTTCGTTCCTAAAGATGCTGCTGGGACCTTAATAGCGCCATTTACCCAATCTCCCACAGAAGATACTGTAGCAGCATCAAATGTCAGAGAAGCGCCGCCACCACCGCCTAGGCGTGCATCAGTAATAGTGAATGTTTCATTTACAGCATATCCAGAACCAGGATTAACAATAGTAACTGTTGCTGCACCACTTCCATTAACTGCAACACTGAAGGTAGCTCCTGTACCAGAAGCATCTGTACTATAGTCACCAGTACCAATAGTATATGTTCCTTCTGTTCTAGAAGAGTCTGCACCACTAACAGTATCAATTGTTAGGAGACGACCAGCAGTAGCATCTTTGCCAAGAATTTTTGCATAACCACCCTCATACTTAACAGAATCACTACCTGTTGCACTAAGAGTAGATAGGGTATAATGACCAGTTTTATCAGTAGCATCAGAAGCAAACTCACAAAGGAATTCATTTCTATTCCACTGAGTTTGACCAAATACGTATGGATCTCCAGAATTATCTACTGTAATAGCGTGAGCAGTGATACCTTCAATTCTAGTTTCATTAAAATTGTTGTTCGTATGCTTTTTAAGTTTACCATCATATCCAATTTTTACTGAATCGACAGTTTTTTGATTACTAGTAGTATTAGTTCTAGTAAAAGCAATATTCAAGTCTCCAAAAATATCGATTGTACTTCTTGAAGATAATTGAATATTGTTACCTGATGGTGTGAGATATCGATAGTTCCAAATTAAATCTCCAGAAGTATCTAATTTACCAACCCAAAAACTATCTTTAACGGTATTATCGGATTTTAATGCAAGAGAGGCAGAAATATAAAATTCATCAAATTCATCAACTACCAAACTGGTATCTCTGAAGGAATAAGTCGTATTATTAATCTCTTTAATCCATTCAATTTCAATTACAGATGTTCCTACAATCGCTTTACCAAATGCAACTTTTGAATCTGCCGCACCATCAGTGGATGCAGTCTCCATAATGAAATATACTGCATCATTAAGCACAATGAGATCTGTAATTTTTTCTGATCCAGAAGCAGAAGAAATTTTTCTCTTTGCTGCAAAATCACCCGTAGAATCAACAGAAGCGATAAATGCATCTTGTGGATTTGCTGAATTGGTATTAGTAAATCCACCAATGATATATCTTGTATCAGAATATCTTTCAATCGCGGTAATTTTATCTGATCTTGTAGAACCAGAAATACCAGCATAACCTTTTTGGAAACTTAAAGTTGCACTCAATCCATCGATTGCCTGCACATATTTCGCGAGAATAATGTCAGGATTATATGCATCAAGAGACTGAATATTTGGTTCATTTTGTCCAACTACCCAAATATCATTTCCATTTACATTTAACTCTAAAAATTCAGTATAATTTTGTCCTACTGAACTTTCGAGAGTTTTCTCCCATTCTTTTACACCAAGTTCCGAGAATTTTGAAATAAAAGCAACCTCATCATTATTTGCATTAACAGTTTTGCCGCAAAAGAAAACTTCTTTTTGATCATTTACAAAAGCATCATTAATTTTAACATAATTTTCATGTTCAACTAATGAAACATAATAATTTGCCTTTTTAAATACTTGTGGATGTGAAAGAATGACGCGAGGATTAGAAGTATATCCAGATCCAGCATTAACAATGTCAACAGTTGAAATAGAACCTGTACTAGATACATTTGCTCTCAATTCTGCAGATTCTCCGCCACCACCATCAATAATAATGGATGGAGGAATTTCACTATCATATCCAGATCCAGTCTGGTCAATAATAACTTCCTCTACACCGTTTAATTGGCGTACAACGAAAGTTTTATTAGTTTCATCCATTACAGGTGTATAATCAACATATACAGTATCATTCACAATCAGATTGTGAGGACTAGATGTTGTTAATACACCATAGAATTGATCTTGTACCGTTTCAAACGTATAAGAACTTACCGTCTCTCCATTAATTCTAGAAACTCTAGCAGATACCCCGCTACCAGAAGTATCAGAATTATCAAAGACAAGAATATCATCAACCTGATAATTCTTACCAGCATCTTCAATAATAAATCCAGTTACAGAAGCATCTTCAAATTTAGTAGTTGTTTCAACTTCAATATCAACTTTAGAATCAAATTTAACTTTAGGGAAATAATCAAATAACTGAAGAGGAGACTCTTCAAATAATTGATCAGGATCATCAGTTTCATCCTGAGAAATTACACCGTCCCTATTCTCATCTTCAATATCAAAAAGTAAAATATCACCATTTTCTGTTGTTAATGCATTTGTAGATGCATTGGGGGCTCTATCAACATCAATATCAACATTTTCATAAGGATCGCGATATCTAATAACACCAGTAGGAATATTCTGCTGAATTGAATCCTTATTCAGATTCCATGAATCAACAATAGAATTGAAATTGGGTCCAATTACATATGGGAATACTGGATTGCCTGCTTCAGTATTGTCAATAGTGATAAAATAGCAATATCTTCCTTCTGGAAAATCTGGTGTTTTACAGAAACGACCATTATACTGATCTAAATCACCCAATCCAAAAGAATATTCATAATCTTCAATAAAATTACCAGCAGATTCTTCAGAAAGTAATGGTCCAGCAGATCTGATTGGATTTTGATTTGTTTCTGACTGAACTAATGTAGATTTTAATCTATAGGAAGTATTGAGTTTAACAACATTTGAAGATTGATCAGTTGGATCAGTATATCCATATGGACCATAAATTGGATTGCCATCAAATGCCCAACCAATAATAGGAGAGTGAGTAATTTGATCTTCCTGTTCTAAAACAACACCACTATTATTTTCAAAAAGATTATCACCAAGAATATATCTTAATCTCTGAGGATTTGAAATGTGTGCATATTCACCACCATATTGATTATTATATCCAGAAAATACAGAACCTTTAGAATTATCTAATGTTGTAGTCTTCTCAAGATTATAAGTCCACTCGAATACGTTTGGTGTAAACTTTGCTCCAGATCCAACAGAAGTAAGATTAATTATAGTTGTTCCTTGAATATAATTAATACCTCTATTAACAATTTCAATACTTGTTACTCTACCAGCATTTTCCCCATCAGTGTCAATAGTTGCACGAGCAACTGCACCAAAACCATCACCTTGAATAGTAATCTCGGGAGCAGTTGTATATCCACTACCTGCAGAAATAATAGCAATAGAAATAATTCTACCATTACTCACGATTGCCTGAGCAACTGCTCCAGAACCAGAACTAAGTGATACAGTTGGATTTGAAGTATAAGATTCACCACCATTAGTAACTGTAACAGACTTAACAGGACCTCTGACAGAGGCTGTTGCTGTAGCACCAGATCCACCACCACCGACAATAGTAATTGTTGGTTGGGATGTATATCCTGTACCATTTGTATTCATAAGAATACTAGATACAACTCCCTTAGTAACAATTGCAGTTGCTGATGCACCACTTCCATTGCCACCAACAATAGAAACAAGAGGAGAAGAAGTATATCCACTACCACCATCATTGACAATGATTTCGGTAATAGAACCATTAACAGTTACTGTACCAGTAGCACCAGATCCACCGCCACCAGAAATGGTAATATTTGGAGGAAATGCCGCATCATAATCAGATCCCGCATTATCAATGTTAATTGATGTAATAGGACCAAAAGTTTTTGTTATCGCAGATTTATATGACCAAATAGATGTTCCATTAACCCAGGTTCCAATAGGACCAGGATTAATATTATTTTTAACTGAAATAGTTTGAGGTGCTAATGGAAATCTATTGAGTTTACGTTGATTTCCTGGAAGAAGTGCTGATCCAGGAAAAGGACCAATATTATAATTTGGAATACCAGTAGATGCCACATACACATAATTATCGTTAAAGAACGAATTTTGAATATTAGTTGTATATGGACCAATTGAATTTAAAACTGCAGTATCTGTAGATTTACCTTTATTCAAGTCAACAGACACTAAAATATTTCCTTGAGGAACAACCTCAGCAGATTGTGGAAGTTGATATTGGAATACTGTCTTACTATCGCGAGAGGTTACTAAGAATGTTCCATTGAAAAGAATTGGATTAGCGCCATAAATTGTTACTTGATCACCAACTAAGAGACCATGATTATTTTCACATGTAACTGTAGCAAATCTATTGTCAACACCACCAAAGGTAATGCTGCTTACTTCAACGAGTTTTTTGACATTGTATAACCAGGTTGTTAATTCTGGTTTAGCAGAAGTTCCTCCAAGTTTTGATACTGTAAGTTTATCGCCCGAAAGGTAATATGATCCCGTATCAGTTAATGTTGTTTGTTGAGCATCGACAATACCAACAACACTCAAAACTACTTCTTGAGAAGTTCCTTTATTCACATAGACAAGGAAATTGGAAGTGACTTCAGTAGCAGAATCCCAATCTTCAACAATATTATTAACAGAACGAGTACATTCAATAAACTGATTAAGAGACTTTTCCTTATATTGAATGAGTTCCGAATTACCAATTAAAAATTCACCATTTCTTTCTGGCCAACCAATGGTAGAGTCAACAGTAATGATACTATCAGTTGTATTAAGTGGTTCTGCAAGTTTTGTTTTATATGGAACTGCAAATGTACCTTGAATGGTTTCTTCAGAAAGTACAAGTTCATAAATATCTGTTTCTGAGGTTTTGATAGAAATAAAATTCTCAATCAAAGCACTAGCTGCTTTAATATTTGGATCTGCAATATCAGTGTCTTGAGTCAGTAATCCATCTTTAATATTAGTTGGATCACCACTGACCAAAGTGGCACGTAAAATTGTATCGATTGACCAAGTTGCGGCCGATGGTTTGGTAATTTGATCTTTTGGATAAGAAATAGATACATTCTCACCATAAAGAAGTTTGAATAAATACGAAACACTAAATGATGTACCTTTTGCCGAATAAAAATCTTTTACAGTCTTGATGGCATTTCTTACATCAATTTTTTTATAATCAAGTTCAGGAACATCAGGAAGAAACTGTTCTGTATATTTGTCTAAAAGTCTCTTGACAAATAATGAATCTAAACATTTAATTTCTGCATCCACTAATGCAGATTGTGCTGTGGTATTATTTGAAAATACAGCATTTCCACTCTCGGTATATTTGACAATACCACTGGATGCTCTAGAACACCCCACAAACTTAGATTTTTCATATCCCGAACCTTGATTGGATACAGAAAAACCAGTAACTTCATTCAATCCAATAGTTGCAGAAGATTTAGCTTGAGGTGGATCTTGAATAATTACCGTTGGTGGATTTGTTTGAGAATAACCACTACCAAAATTACTAATATTGATATCAGTAATTTTTCCATTAAAAACGGAAGCGTTTGCTACTGCACCTGTACCAGGATTATCTCCACTATCAACGATATAAACTGATGGCACATCATCATATCCACTACCACCACTTAAAAGTTCAATAGAAACAACTCTTCCATTTGAATCTACAGTTGTTTCTAGAACTTGAGCACCAACAGGATCGATAATAGCAACTCTGGGTGTTGTCGTATATCCTTGACCAGCATTAATAGTATTAATTGACGTAACAACACCATCAGTCAAAACTGCTTCAAATACAGCTTTTACAGGATTTGTTCCTAATGGTTCATCAACATAAACTTCGGGAATTGTAGTGTATCCCTGACCACCATCTAATACAGAAATAGTACCAGAAATACTACCATTACTAAGAGTTACTCCACCGAGTTTTGCTCCACCTGGTTGTTTAAAAGAAACTCTAGGAGTAAAAGTATATCCACTACCAGAATTTTGTATATCAATTCTAGATACAGAACCATTTTCTACAACTGCCACCAAATCTGGTTGAACTGATTCTGCCGTAGTTGGAGATTCAATGACCACAGATGGTGGATTAGTATCACTATAACCCTTACCACCACCTAAAAGTGTGATACTTTTAATTCCATTAACAAGTGCTGAGGCAGTTGCTCCAGAACCATTTTCTCCAGTGATTGAAACTTTTGGTGGATATCTATATTCATATCCAGAACCATTATTAGAAATTTCAATAGAGGTCAGTTGTCCATCATCATCAATTCTAGAATAACCAATGGCACCCGAACCAAAAGTTGGAATGGGTGCTTCAATAGAAAGCACTGAAATGGATCTTCCATTTAATGGAGCGGTCTTAAAAATAAGAGTATTTCCATCAGTAAAGAAATCTTTTTTGGGAATTAAAAGATCATTATCATATACAACTAACAGATATTCATCAGCAACTGGTTCATAAACATTACTATTTCTGAGTAATTTAAATTCTTTCTTAAGATTACCAAAATCAGAAGAAATATCATCGATAGAAATGATATTGGATTCAATAAAACCACTCAAGAAAGTAATATATGTTTGAGATGCATCATCACCAAGAGATCTTGTTCTAGGAGCAGTTGTAAATACGATATTATCATTATCTACAGTATAATCTACATTAGGAATCAAAACTTCACCATAAATGCTCACAATTAAATGTTGAGCAGAAGGTGGAGAAATTGGAGAAGACTGAGAAGTGAGAGGAAATCTCACCGTAGTTCCATCAAAAGAATCGGCAATCTGAGCGAGACCAGTCCATTTAAGTTTTACCTGATCATAGGAAATACCAGGAGTTAATGCAATACTTGGAGAAGACGTAGTATTCTCATAATAAATTACCTCGTCACCAATGAGAATTGATCCATTACTGTCAAGAAAATCATCTACACTTTCAACGACAATTTCATCACTTTCTGCACTAATTGCTTCTACAACTTTAGTAGAACCATCTAAAATATTAATATCCAGTTTATCAATATCAAGATATTGAAGAAAGTTATTAATAATATTTTGACCAAGACCAGTCTTTTCTTGAGACCTATAATAATACTCAATAAACTTATTGAACAGAGGATATTCTGTCCTTAGGAACTCAGGAGACTGAGAAGCAATAGACTGGGAGACCTTATTAATATTCATCTAACTTTAAAAGCAACTAGAATCGTTGATTGAACCAGCGTTTGAAATTGTAGGAATATCAAGAACTACAGGAGTTACATTGAAATCCGTTGGTGTCAAACTATTTAGAGGGATTGTAGGAGGGACAATAGTACCAACTGGAGCGACTGTAATGTTTGGTGCAATTACATTAATGATTGTTCCAGGAGTAGCAGCAGGAATAGTAGAATTGTTAGCTGGTATGAATACTGTAGGAATTTGAAGACCTGTTGGCAATAAAGTCTCATCTGCAACATCACCAATTCCTGTAGAGTCATCAGTCACATTTACAGATCCAGTTGGAAGAACATTTGTGCCCGTTGAAATAATATTAACTGGACCAAAACAAACTTCACCAGTATCATAATTTACTGTTCCTGCATTATCACTTGTATAAATCTTACGAATACCAGTATTGTAAAATGTTCTAAGATTTCCATATCCATCATCTTCAAACTGTTGATCAACACCAGGTCTATCTGCTGTTCTAAAAGTTCCTGAAACTAAAACAGGTTCTTTTTTACATGTACCATCACCACTATCTTGACTTGGAGCACTATTATAAAGATTAGATCCAGTAGCAATACAGTATGTGTTAGTTTGATTGGTATTTGGTTTAATATATTTTAAAATTGTTGTTTGAAGAGAAGTATCCGTAACACACTTATTGGAAAGGGTAATCGCTTTTTCTAATTGTGCTGCTCTAAAAGTGGAGTTAAAGTTATTAATTTTAGTTTGAGTTCCCCAATCTTTAATCGCAGTATTAATATCACTTTCAATTTCAGAAGCATTAGATCCACAACCAGTATCATATAACGCAAATACATTCACATTAATATAAACATCATCAGGATCAACAACAACAGGATCAATAGATGCCATTGCATAAGGTCTTAAATCAGCAGCAATTTGCTTTTTAGTAGCATCATTAAGATTTGATCCTGTTTTTGTTTTAATTACAACGTAAACCTTTCCATATACGGGGGGATTTAAAGAATCTCCCCCATATGCAACCACAGATTCTGCATTATCGTAGATATTTCTAGTAATAATTGCATAATCTTGAGCAGTTACTGCTCTATATTGAGCAGAATAATATCTTGGAGCATTGTATTTAATAGACTCTACAGTTTCTGCAATATCACCTTGTTGAGACTTTTGTTTTACAGTAAGTTCAACAGTAGATGTGTATACTACATCATTACTATCAATGATCTTACCAATAAAGGAAAAAAGACTAACTTGATTTCCCTCTAAACCAGAAGTAACCAAATATTCAAGATCAATAACTTCGCCATCTTTTACTGCTCTACCAACACTATCATCACCAAATCTAATCTCATATCGCATATCTTCGGTTTCAGATAAAAAATATGCTCTTGTTGTTGGTGTTAAATTTGTTATAGTTTGTTCACGACTATAAAGATCAAATTGAGTTGAAGACTCATTTGGTCTCACTTTTACTACTAATGTTGAAATATCAGCATCTTCAGAAGGAATTTTATATGTTTGTTTTGCAAATGTATTAACAACATACGAAAATGTAACTAAAGATCCTTCGTAGATAGTTACATTATCAAATTCGGCAATACCAGTAGTTTGATTTACACTTGCTGTAATATCAGATAAAATATTCCAAATATAAGTACCTCCAGAAGCTATAGAACCTTTCTTTAAAGTTACTGTTGTTGGATATGCTCCATTAACTAAATTAGTTTGCACACTAAGTTTTATGCAACCCATAGAACTTTTTATGGATCTTGGAACATAGTTCAACAACTTAGCAATATTGACCACATTATCTCTTATTGTTGCTGAAGGCAAAAATGCCTCATTCATTGCCATGTTTGCATTGAATGAGGTGTAGTAAGTATTGTACGCCAATAAGTCAATCAAATATGACAGGGAAGACCCATCAAAATCATAATCACTAAACTCTGTGCGAGTCCTTAGATATGACTTAATAGAAGATTTAATATCCTCAAAATCTAATGCTGTTAAGTTATTTGGTTGCATTACTCGGGTCTCTGTAAAACAAATTCTATTGTTTCAACAATGGGTAAACCAACTACTTGATATTCAATGGATACATTTATTTTATTACTTTCTTCAATTGGAGTAACTTCTACATTTGTAAGACTTACTCTCGGTTCATATTGATTGATAGTTTGTTTAATTTCATCAGCAAGTGTATCTACAGTAAAAGCATCTAATGGTTCAAACAAAAGATCCGTTACTGATGAACCAACTAAGGGTTGAAACGGTTTTTCTCCAGGTGCAGTTAAAATTAAATTTTTTACTGCTTGCTTTATGGAGTTTTCATTACTTACGACAGAGAGATCGTCCGTAAATGGATTTTTAGCAAAATTAATCGCAAAGTCTTTAAAACTTTTTGATTTTTTAAAATTGTTACCTCCAATCGGTTTTAAAGACATCTCCCTGACATTACTTCACACAAATATATTTATCGCCCTTGTCCACGATAACGCTTTTTAGCATTATTTCGACTAGTTGATGAATATTTTGTGTGTTGTCCAGACCCCTGACGAGTTTTTTTAGGAGTTGATTCAATCATATTGCCGCCAGTAAGCGACTTTTTCATTTTTGCCATAATTAACCTTTAAGTGTTCCGATAAAAACGTTTTTACTAGATCCTGCGACTGTAGAAGTGCATGGAAATGCCAAACTTAGATCTCCATAAGGATCTCCAAATCGACCAGCACGCTTCCCTAGAATGAAAACTGTCTTACATGTAGCAAACAGTTTACGAGCGTGCCCTACAGGTGCTTCACGACCCGCTAATGTACCCTTTGTACACCACCAGGCATTATTGGGTACTGAACCTGGTGGACATCCTTTGGGAATACCAGTATAGTTTACTGCGTGCATGGTCGTAGTAGGATGTGGAATTAATATATCTTGATCCAAAATAGGAGACAATTGATTAATTCTAACAGTCCTCACTACCGACTCTGCTGCCTGTTGAGGTGTTGGTGCCCATGATGTGGTTGCATTCATCAGGGTAACAGTTTTGGGTTTAACCTTAATATCTGTATTTGCTGGGATTGTGCATTTTGGTAAAATGCCTCCACCGAGTCCTGGGTGATGGGTTGAAGCAGTAGCACTACCCGAAGGTTTAGTTGCTCCTACTGCGGATTCACCAGCACCCTTTTCGGGTGTAGTACCAACTCCATGACCACTACATGAACCCTGATATATTGCTGCTGCGAATGACATAGTTAATCTGCGAAAGGATTTCCAAATGCTTTTGCTGCTAAACCAACGGTTCTTGCACTTTTACTATAATCGTGCAAGACAGTAATTATACCACTTGCCTCCCATGGTTGGCAACCAGGACCCTGAATAACTGTACCCATTGTATACACTTGAGTCGTTCTGGTGGTATTTCCCTGATCATCTGTAACCTCACCAGTATCAGTATCTGGTGTTTTTGTTGGTTGATTGCAAACAAAATGGGATGTTCCAATATTAACAGGTGTACAACTTAATGTAACTGTGAGTGTCTCGCTTGGTTTAGAATCGGGACGATATTGGCGCATGATATATTTAGTGAAATTTGTTGCCGTTGGCAAATTAGTAAAACTACCAATATTGGTTTCTACTTTTGTTGCGGGAAGAGTAATTTCTTCAGGATAGACGTCTTGAGTAACATTACCAATCGTTTCTACAACATTGTTTTCTATTGTATCAGTAGTATCTGTAATCGCTTTTTTGAAATCTGCAGGAAAATCTGATAGATCCAAATAACTTGTATCATACTTTGGAACCAGCTCGTCGTACAGCGGATCTGTTTGCTCTTTAGTATAAAGACGCTGACCACGTGTATAGAACTCATCTTCCTCAGGATCCGTCTTAATAAACATGGGTTCTGCCTTTTCTTCTGTAGTTAAGGATTGAGGTACACTATTATAGACATCTTCAATTGCTTGCAAATCTTGAGGAGAAACTTTAACTTCATACTCAGTTCCTTCAGAACCTGTAGGAATAGATTCTACAATGCTTTTAATATTATCAAGTCCTTCTGCACTATATCCAGCATTTACAGTCTCACTAGTTATTTCTTGATATTGATTATTAATTACTAGTTGTGGTCTATTTACTACATCATATCCCTTTCCAGGTTTAATAATTTCTATATCAGATAATGTCCCTCCCGTAAAGTCTCCTTTTATAACTGCTTGCTCATTATTACCACCTTCATCTGAAATTGGTTCAACATCAACACCCTCATCCTTTGTAACAATTTCAAAACTGAGTTTTTCAGTAGTGAGTTCTAGTTTAAACTCTGGATTTCCGTCTTCTGTGCTTGTATTTCGTAATCCTGTCCCACTATCATTAGGACATGTAATACCCAAATCGGGTGGTGCATCCAATTGATCCAAATTAGACCCACCATGAGTGACTTCAAGAACTTGAATCCGCGCCGAACCGCCAGAAATTGTAACTATATCACCAATAGTATATCCAGATCCAGGATTATTTACTCTTATTGAGTGAATGTCATTATCAATTACTGCCTCTTCATCATTTCCATCAACGTCTATTGCTCCAATTATATTGGTTACATCAATATCAACCGTTAATCCGCTCCCTGTACCACCAGAAGTTGCAATATTTACACCAGTATCATATCCAAACAACTCATCATTGACATTTAAGTCCTCTAAACTCTGATTTGAGAAACTATATACGCCAGAATCAATATTTACATCAGTAATTCCGCCATTTTCGTCCAAAGAAATGAACGCAAGAGGAGTTGAAATGGTATTAAAGATGTCTGGAGCTTCTTTATTGACATCTCCCGTGAGATATTGAAGCGATTTATCCAAAAATTCGTACATTCCAACTAAAATTGCACGATCTGGGATGCCATAACCTGCTACAGCGGTAATAACATGGTTTCTACTAGAGGTATATTGCGTATCTTTCGTAAAATCATTACCATTTCCGTCAAGATACGCTACATGATACGGAAATTCACCAATTTCAGTGTGGAAAGTGCGGTTAATTCTATGTCCATTAAGCGTATCACCCACTCTCATGATGTCTTCAGGGTCACCACCAGCGAGAACTGACACAGGACCCACCGCAGAAACCTTCAAATTGATCGTAAAGGTAACTAAAGAGTTGTCTGCTAGACGAAGTTGCGTGGATAACGGGAATACTTGCCCCACAGAGAACCCTGTTCCATTGCTTAAAATCTCTGTTAGGATCCATCTGGTGCCATTATATACAGTTGTTGCACCAGAATCGTCATATATTGCTTCAATTCTAAATTTTACTCTCAAATCAATTGCATTTACACCATCATTGATATCAAAAATTTCAAAATCAGTAAATCCTGCATCACCATCATTAGCGTTAGACCAAGGATTTTGAGCAGATGTATAGGCAATACCAGTCCCTTCAGCAACATTCCATGCATCAGCATAGGTTACACCATCGAAACTAATTTCAAAGTCTATAGCACCATCAGGTAATTGACTAGAAAACTGATCATAACTAAATGCAACTTTGAGTGACTCAGTATCAACCGCAAATAATGTTGGATGTGGACAATCTTTATCGCCCGTTAAATCTTCACTTGTAGTATATGTCAATATAGTTTTAGCAGGACTACAAGTAAAGTTTGTACAGGGAATACATCTTACCCCATCTTCACTCGTTGAAGTTGAAGTACCAGGATCATAACCAGGTTCTCCAGGTGTGCCAGTAGCAGGTGTGCCAGTAGTAGTGGTTCCCGCGCGGGTTTCCAAATAATATGCTGCCTTTCCAATATGCCCTGCTTCATCAGACGTATCATACAGATAGGAAAACCA